GTATTAATACCACCCTGCATAAATCTTTGACCTTGTGGGCTGCCAGCAACTCTGGCTCCTGTGCCTAGTGCTCCTATACCCGCTGCCATGTAGGGTAGTGCTAATAGTGGAAACATTATTTATCCTTTAATTGTTGTTTGGCTATGTCAGCCATTGTTTTTTCTCTAGCAAGAGCTTTGTTTGCTCTAGAGCGTAGTGCATCTCTTCTCTCGTTAGACTCAATCTTTTGTGAATCAACTGCTATATCAGACTCTGCTTTTGCTCTATCTAATTGTAGCTTGGCGATATCAATCTGTGCGTCTGCAGCTTCCTTCTGTTCTTTCATGTTTAACTCACGGTCTCTGTCTGCTGCCCTCTGTTGTGAGTCTGCAACTTTTCTATCTGCTTCTTGTTTCTTGATAGCTAAGTCTTGCATTGCAATCTGAACTCTTGGGTCTTGCATCTGCTGTGCCTGTGCAGCTTGCTGTGCTGCCATTTGATTTTGTTGTGACATCTGCATTGCGGCTTGTGCCTGCATCTGAGCTACTTGATTTTCTACCTCTGGTGGTAGTGCCTCGTATGCCTCATCTTTTCCTGGATTTGCTCTGTCGTATTCTGGTGCTGGTGGTAAATCCATACCAGTCATCGCAGAAATTTGTAATCTGTATTTGTGTGCCATGTGCTCTTGGATGTGAGCTATGATATTGCCAGCTAGTGCTTGTGCTACCTGTGGTGACGCTGGTGTCATTGTTGGGTCGCTTAACATAGCTTGGTGTACGGCAACGTGTGCATCGTGGTCTTGAGATGCGTATGCCTTAACGGGTCTACCATACATCATGGCGTAATTTTCTGTGACTGGGTCTTTTCTCTTAGCCCCCATCTCAGGTAATAAAATCTCATCTACGTTCTTAACATCAAGAGCTTCATACAATCTCCTGTATGCTTCTTTCATGTCGTGTATCTGTGGTGCAGCCGCAGCAGCCTGTAGTTGTGTCTGTGCTAATAAAACTCTCTGTGCAGTTGAGAAGATGTTTGGGTCAGATACTGGTAGAATATCTATTCTATCGTCAAAATCTTTACTAAAGATAAATCTGTTATCACCCTCTACTCTGTAAGGATAATAATCTGGTAAGAACTCTTTGTTAATTCTTACAATAATTTTAAATTCTTCTCTCTGGGCTTTGTGTAGTCTCTTGTGAATAGAGGACATCACTTTAATGCCCTGCTCTAAGAGAGCAATGGTTGTACCCACTGGTGCGTTGGCGTTCATGTCGCCAGCTTGTAAATCTGTTATGGCAGCTAGTCTTCTACCCTCTTGTGTCATAGAGCCTAATAAGGCGAATAGAGTTTGTGATGGCTCTTTAAATGGTAGTGGCACGATAGACTTTCTAATATCATCTCCGTATCCCTCAACATCTCTGAACTCACCAAACCCAACTGGCTGTTCTCCCTCAACCCTCATACCTCTAGCTTTGAAACCACCAGGTAAGTTAGCAAACTGTCCTGCATCTACTAGTGAACGCAGTATAGTTGTGACAGACTTCTGAAGATTGCCTAATAGGTGTACATACCCCATGCCGTAGAAACCAAAACCAGGTAAAAACTTGTAGTGTACGAAGTGTTGTATTCTTTTAAAGTTTGGGTCGTCTGGATTAAAGTTTTCTCTAATCGATAAAATCTCTCTTGTCTCTTTGCAGATAGTTACGATGTAGGGACAGGCAAAATCTTTTTCATAACCAGGAATATCTAGGTCAACGTGCATCTCTAGCAGAGTTAGTCTGCCATCTTTTTGATAATTCTTAGATGGTGTAATACCTTCTATGTCTTGTATCTTCTGTCTGATGTCGTTAGAGTCATCCTCTTCTGGGTTCATGTCAATATCTGTATCTCGATAAAAACCAGAGTATATTTTCTTTTTCAGTTCGTTTTGAGTGATGCGAATAATGTGTGTGTATCTACCAGAGGTTCTTAAATCTATAGTGTTGTATGATACAACGAAGTCTGTAATAGGAATAAAACGTGAGATAGGTCTCTTTAGTATTTCATCGTAGTAAATTTTTTTAAAACAGCTACCAACTATCGGTAAGTAAAATAACATCTGGTCAAAGTCATCAAAATACTCTTCCATAGTCTCTGTGACTTGATAATTTAAAAATTCTTTAACTCTGTTCGCTTGCTTAACAATCTCATCGCTCTTCTCACCAACGATTTGAGTTTTTACTGGTCCACCAGAGGGGAATAACTCTTTAATTGCTTGTGACTGGAACTGCACAGCACCCTCAATCATCATGGGATGATGTGCAGAACAAGCTCCAGGGAAAGGATTCTGTGAATCTTCTAATTTTAAACCAAGAAGCTCCATACCCTTCTTGATTGTCTCTTCATAATCTTTTCTTGATTGAACATCCGCCTCAAACGCAGCCAGAAGCTCAGATGAAATTGTCTCTAAATCCTCTTCATCAAGACTCTCTGCAATGTTGTCCGATAAAATCGGCTCTTCTTCGACAGTACCCTCAGCAACAACAGTTATTTCCTGTTCTATTAGTGGGTCTACTGCACCTAAGGGTGTTCTAGCCATTAAAATATTCCTTTAAAATTATTAAATCCTCTTTTTGCTGCTCCAGCACGTCTTTTTGTTAAACTTTTCGATGATTTTTTTACCATACCACCATCTTTTTTTGTTTCAAGGTCTTTTACTTTCTTTTTAAGTAAATCAAAGTTAAATTTTTCTGTTAATTTTCTATCTTTAAAATAATTATTTACTGCTTCTTTGCCAAACTTTGCGTATCCTTGTAATAATGCATTTGCTCCAGATTTTCCTGAAAAAAATTTTGCAATTTGACCCATTAAATTTGCAACCATTAGAATACGCCTTTAAATTTTGTGCCTTTTATAGCCGCTCCACTACCACGAGATTTCTTTGACTTGGATTTTTTCTTTTTAGCGAGTCCTCCATCCTTAAAATTACCCTCTATATCATCAAGACTCATTTTACCTTTCATGGTACCACCGCCTTTTGTTCCTGAACCAAATATACTAGATGGTATACTGCCTTGACTTTCTTCTAATATTTCCTCTACCTTACTCTTTTGTTTTGGTTTGCTAATAATTTTACCGCCAGCCTCTAGTAATCTCTCTGCTTCTTTAAGACCTTTAACAATAAATTTTTTACCTTTTAATAAAATTGTTATCATTAGAATATTCCCTTAAATTTTGTTCCTTTTACTGCAGCACCTGTGCCTCTAGCCTTGGGTTTTCTTTTGACAACTCTCTTCTTGACAGCTCCGCCACCTTTGAAGCCCTCTACGCCTCTTCCTTTGAGAATATCTTTTTGAGTTACCTTGCCGTCTCCAGTTAAGTCTGGAAACTTAGCATCTCCACCGTTAGCCATTTTAAGACCCATGCCTTTTTTACGGGCTTCCATCATTCCGCCCATAGCTTTATTGTCCACTGTTTTATCGACTGCGTTTTTTAATTTATTATATAAAGGTTTGCCATATTCATTTATAAAATTACCTGGACTTAGAGGGTCTTTCCCCTCTGACCGCATTTTCTTTTTGTAGTCGTTAAGTTCTTTTATTGTTAATCCTATACCTGTTCCTTTTAAAAGGGTTTTTGTTAAAAATCCAATCATTGTTCTCCTCCTAATGATTTCATGTGCTCCGCCATCTCATTTGCCCTGTTGGGGGTCTGCTTTGCCCAACGACTATCGAGCATCTGGATTGAAGCCTCTGTGTAGTTTGGTGGGCTAGCCTTGAGAGCCTCCCACATCATTTTAAATTTAGAGACACCATTCCCGCCTAGCTGGAAAACCATCTCCGTTATTATGTCTTGTCCTTCTTCGTTTATCTCTGTCTTCTCACACATATACGTTGCCGTATCTACTGCGTGCTGTAAATCTTTTTTCAGTATCTCCTCGAGATAGTCTCTCTCGTATACCTTGCCGTCTTCCCAGTGGTCTTCCACACAGAGATGCCCGTAGCCCACGGTTCGCTTTCCTAGGGTATCCAGATAAACCTGGTCACGAAAACCCTCGTGTCTCTTAACTGATTCTAATAGTGATTCATTCATTGCCAATAACTTCCCTTCGGTCCTGTCGCTTCCTCTATCTGTGCGTCTTGGGGGTGGCTAACCATCCAGCCCTTACGCAATCTAATTAACGCCTGCGATAGAGAATCAACTAGGTCGTCATGCTTTGTGTTAGGGAAAGCCGCACACTGAGATACCACTGCCTCGGTTTCATCCGTGTCGGGTGCCCAAATCCTTCCGCTCTCGAATAATGGCGTGATGGCGTGAACTCTCGCCAGCTTATCCATACGCTTCGGATTAAAAGGTGTAATAGGTATTCCCGTTCTCATTAACTCTTGTACCAGTGACAGTCCACTCGCCTTCGCCTCGACTAGAATATTATCAGGCTGGTGCGTATTGTACAGACTTATCGCTGCGTTCTTCAATTCAGGGAACGTCAGGCGTTCTCGATACGAGTCGAGTAAAATTAGGTTATACCCGCCCTCCCCAGAGAATACACCCCACGTTGTACACGCAGAGTAGTCGGAGTTCTGGTTCGCTGTGTAGGCGGTATCCCAAGACTGTATCTTGTACTGTATGTCTGGTAGCTGGTCTCGTTTCCAATACTTCCACCACCATCTCTTAATGACGTTTCCTTCTTCCACCGAGGGAGTCTGGTTGTAGAGCGATGTCCACTCCCGTGTTCCTACGGTCTTCTTAATCTCTTCTAATCTCTCCAGCGGGTAGGCTTCCTCCCATAGTGGGTCGCCCTCCTTGAGACCGAGCATATCAGCTGCGGTATCGTTTAATATAGCTGGAAACTCAACTATGTCCCAGCCCTCGTGTCCCGTCTCCTTGAGTACCCATCCAGCGAGGTCATCCTCATGCCATCTCGTTTGAATTAAGATAACACTGCCATTCGGCATTAATCTTGTATAGGCGGTGGAGCGATACCAGTCTAAGAGGTTCTTCCTCATAGCCTTGGAGTCCGCCTCCTCACGACCTTTAATCGGGTCGTCTATCAGTAGTAAGTGTGCACCTCTACCCGTGATGGCAGAACCCGCACCCACAGCGTAGTAGACTCCACCCTTTGTCGTGTGGAACCTTCGAACACTAGCTGAGTCCGTTGATAGCTGCGTGTCGGGAAAAATTTCGCCATAGTTACCATCCTGAAGCTGGTTTCTGACCTTACGACCAAAATCATCCGCTAGGTCCTGAGCGTATGTGGAACAGATAATATACTTATCGGGGTTCCTGCCCATATACCATGCGGGAAAAAATTCTGAGGTCAGAATAGATTTGCCGTGTCTGGGTGGCATGAATATGGCGAGTCTCTTGACATCACCACGCTCTACCGCCTCTAGCTTCTCTGCCAGCTTCACAATGTGTGGAGGGGTCTTATAGTTGTCCATCTGGGATTTTGCATACCCCAGCAGACCAGTGCGAGCACCTTGCTTTGACTCTAAATCTTTTACTTTACCAACAAGAAGCTGTAGCTGAGCTATCTTCTCTTCAGTTGTCTCTGGTATTCTCAATGGCTAAGTCATCATAGTAGAGGGGTGTTCCCTCTCCCATGTAAGCTCCCTTTATATTAAATTCGAAGAACTCAATGGCTTCCTCATCGGTCATACCATCTCGCTCCATTAGCGTATCTATAATCTTTTTTGTGCTGTAGAGCAGAACATCGTGTAGTCCACATCTACCAGCGTATCCCATGATGGCATCATCGAAACCATCAGCCTTGAGTGCTGTATCATCCATGCTATCAGTATATATAAATATACCCCATGGTCTATAGTAATAGGGTGGGGGTTATCTCTGCTACTATGGTATGTCACTAGCCCTTGTATGGATGTTAGGTAAGTCGAGCAAACAGGGGGGTGGGGGGTCAATTATACAGTATGTCAGAAAAACGCCCTAGTAAAGCGAGTAATACAGTAGGGTAGGGGAGTGATGATAGTATTGAGTGACATATCGTATTGTTGCATAATATATCTTATAGGAATGAATGCAGTAATCAGTACATAACCTACTATGCTCTCTCTTATATTCCTGTAATTACTAGGAATGATATGTAGTTATAACTAATATAATAAGACAGGGAGATAATAGCAGACTGAATATATTTACTGCTCTCAATCTGTCAGCAATAAAGTGTCTTATCCAATCATACTCTAAAGCATTTAGTTATCTCTCTATGCTCTTTATATTGGAATATTCAGATACTTTTATACACACTAATATGTAAGTTTGATTTCCATAATGGAGACTAATCTTACACATAACTATGAACACTATATCGAAAGGATTAAACAATGATTAGTGATAAAGAAATACTTGTTAAGTTTGACAAGTGGTTACAGTCTGATGGTGCTAAGCGTATTTATGATATGCAGTCTCCAGTATATATTATGAAGAGACATGATGAGACCAATACATCTCTCCGAAAATTATCTTTAGTAGATGCTATCGGCAGAATTGTTTTATTGGATTATGTCTTTGTTAGTAAAGTTAACAATGAGTATGTCAAAGAGTTAGACTCCATCAAAAAGATTAAGACTCTTATTCGTACTCTTAACTAGTCTATCTTGTTCTACTGTATTGGATTGTTTCTTTAACAGTCCATGCAGTAGAGTTCTTCAGTGAAGAGTTATCTCTTCTGTTATAAATTCTATTTCTAAGTCTGATTGGTCTTCCTGTAATTTTATTTTACAGTTGCAAATTTCTTCTGTGCAATTTTGTAGTTCGCAACATTTAGGAATACAATAGCAATTGCAGTTCATTAATTTAATTTTTTAACTGTCTCTTCTTGTTGTCTAATGTAGAGGTCATCATTAATTGACTGATACAAATCTGCTATATGTTTTTTTAAAGCAACAACATCATCTGTATCAATTGAAACATTACCACTGATTGATGTGGGATTACCTTCTAACAGGTTTGCTAACTTAGAACTTTCTACTCCTACCTTTGTCATGTTCAACAGGTCACTAGGTTTTTCTAAATCACTAACAACACCACTCTGCAATGCTGTTAAAACTTTTTGTAATGCTTCATTGGATGTTGCTTTTAATTTGTCTGTTAGGTCAGTTAGTTCGATTGATTTTTTTTCTGCAATCTTGTCTAAAGTTTTTTCATTTGTTTTTACATCTACCATGTTTGCCTCATGTATCCATCCCTCTTGTTTACTATGTCTGAATATTGTTGCGAGTGATGGTATCTTTTTTTTACCACCAAATTTTTCTGTTAGTTCAGAATGCAATCTTCTAATGCTTCTATGACTGCGTGGCATTTTAAAATAATACTGTTTAATGTCATCAGTTGTTATAGACCTATCTCGTGCCATGATACTATTTATTTATGCATTTTTAGACACTAATTAGTAGAGAACATTTTAAGAACCTTTTATTATTGTTGATATATAAGGTTATAAGGCATTGAATTTAGTTGTTGCAAATGGAGTGTAGGTGTGAGATAAAATGGTATGTTTTTGAATAGCCGAATTTCATTTGTGAACGAAGTAACAAGTGACTCTATTTTTTCTTTAAAGTCTGAGAAAGTTTTTAGACACTCAGTAGAAATTTTAGATGGATTTAATTCAAGCGATTTACATTTAGCATAAGAAAGAAAACTAAAGTTTTAAATCGTGGCATCGGCACTATGAGTACAGACTCCATATTGATGACTCATAGATTTGCAATAGGTCGAACCAATCGTGTTGTCAGTCCAAATGACAATATCTAGAGAGACGCTGAGATTGAATTGCAATTTTATTTTAAAGTATTTTTGAATGCTCACTAAGTTTGGGCATTCATGAATACTTTTAGTATTCAGTTAGGAGTTAACAATGAGTAAAAAATATTTACAAAGAGACCATCTCGAGGCATTCGGTAATGCATTGTGTAAAGGATATATACTCGATGGAGTTATGTACATGGAGTCATTCGAAGAATTACAGGATGATGGCAATATATATTTCTTTGATGCTTTTAAACATAAGGTATCAAGAGAGAAATTTTTTGTTGAGTATCATCCATTAATTTCTCAGACTCAATTTAAAGATGGTGCAGTTCACTATAAATTTAAATAACTATAAGGAGGCACACAGGAATGGGTAATCATAAGATAAATAAAGTAAAAAGAAAATTTGGAATTGTGCATTGTTGGGGAAGTTTGGAGGAAGGTGCAACAGTAATGCTAGATTATAAAACTAAAGACCAAGACGAAGTTTACGATTTAGTCATGGATTGTTATGAACCAAATATTCATGGCAATACATACTCCAAATTAATTTCATGGTTTTATAAGCGTGGAATTATTCCATTACAATTAAGCACAGATTACTAGCAGTCGATAAATATTTTAGATTACTCGATCCGAGTAATCTTGAATACTTATCTTGGGCTATAGACCCAAAGATATCTATTCACCGAGAGATGGGAACAATGACTCCCTCCCATCTCTCTTTTCATTAGACATAAATGCTCTATGGAGGGGCAACACCTATGACTAACATTATAAAACTACATGACGAACAATCTACTAATCCACTAGCATTAGATGACAAATATAAATTTGATGTGGGATTAAAACCTATCTTTCATCAACAAGCTGATGGAGAAACTTTCAAAGAAATTGAGAACTACTCTCAAGTTTGGAATACCACTCACGAATTACCAATACCAAATGGTGTTGTTGGTTCAAAATATCATCCTACTGCCTACCATGAATTAGTAGACAGATGCAGTGAGGGATTAGCAAAAGCTAATTTAGATACAGGATGCGTTGTTGAGGATGCAATGCATGAGGGTGGTGCTAAGTTTGTAAGAACTATATCTTATCCAAACATCACCATCGAACCTAAGACTAGAAAACAGGGAGACATAATCAGATTTGAGATTGTGTTGCGTTCCTCACTAGATGGTAGTTGGGTTCACTCACTACAGATTTTACCAATTAGATTACTATGTTCTAATGGTATGGTTGGTGTTGACTCTAATTATAAACTTATCTTTAACTTTAAGCATACTACAGGATTTACTGCTGAGATGATTAGAGACAAGGTTCTAATCGGTCAAGAGTCATTCCAAGAAATGGGACAGTGGTTTGAGTCTCTATCTAATGCTGAGGTCACTACTGATGATGTTAAGTCATTACTCAAGCAGACTCTCTTTAAAAAACAGGCACAGAGAGATGCTGAGTTAAAAGAGAATAAAACTTTTAACTGGATGATGGAGCAGTTCTTGAGAGAGACCAAAGACTTAGGTATGACTATGTGGTCTGTCTACAATATGCTTACTCACTATGCTACACACACTCCACTGAGAAGAAGCAATACACCAATTCACAGTAGGGTTGTGACTGACCAGCAACAAATCATGATGGTGATGAGGTCGCCTCAGTGGTACAGGTTGGTGGCATAAGTGGAAGGTCTACATCTTACAAAAAATTTAGATGGTGAACTCAAGAGTAGATTTATTTGGGATACTAATCCTTTAAATAATATTAGGTCTGCTCTTGAGCAAGACCTCAAAGGAACTGCAACAGATGAAGCTATATCTACAATTGAAAAACAAGTCACCATGATTTGTTTTCAAAACATAGATGTCTTAGAGTATGCATCTCAAAAATGCAATATTGATTGGAAAAAATTACAGTTAGAATTTTATGCCAAACAAGGTTGGGTTGAAGGAGAGACTGTAGAAGAATAATTATTTTAGACTACTCGCTATTGGGTAGTCTTGAATAATTATAAAATGAAAGGAGGTATCATGTCTCAAAAAAATCTTGTAGATAAGATAGCTAAGGCAATTCTATTTAGACGTAGTATTGCTAGACTAATTAGTGGTCTGATTGATTACGATAAAGATTACTTCTATAACAAGAAGCCAAAGAGATATCGTGGTCATGCATATTCTATTCTCTTATCTGAAGAGAGTAGAACTGTAGTTGATATGGATAAACTTAGAAAAAATCCTGATGACTACAAAAAATATGTGAAGGTAAAAAAATCACCAAGACTAACAGTCAGCGGTAATTTAGACGTACCATCAGATATTAAAAATGCAGTTAAGAAATTAGTTGCTTAATTTATATGGGTGGCAAATCTGCCATCCATAATTTTATGATAGTTATGATAGTAAAGTAAAGCGAGCAAAGGAGTAAACAGTGAGTATTAACGATAAAATAAACGATGCACTATGTGATTTGTATGATGTGAAAAAAACATTGCACTATACAAAAGACAAATATGAAGACATGAGGGTAATTGATTTACCTAAAGATAGTGATGGAACAGAGTTTACAATTAGAGATTGTTTAGAAAACACTATTTCTATCTTAGAACAATTAAAGGAGAGCGAACAATGATATATGGGTACGATTTAGTAGAGGGGACAAAATTTGAGATGTCTATCGAAGAACTTTGTAGGATAATTAACTGCGAGGATGGTCTGAATAGTAATTGTTATATCTATACTTCAGAAGAAGATAGAGACTTACATTTAAGCCAAGTAGGGAAACTCAAGTTAGAATGTATGTGAATAAGTTAAGCAGAAAAGGAGAGCGAACAATGA